TGGCCATAATTAATCCTGAAACTGATCTGTGTTTAACCACGCATGTAGGTGGTGGGCTTCAACAATTGCAGATGCTGGTGCTGCTTTCTTGCCCTTATATAAAACACCTTGTGGAAGTTTAATGTTTGAATCGTGTTTGCCACGGTTTACGGCACTGATAGCACGTTTTGATGGGCCAAGCATTGATGCAGGAACTGGTGGATAATGATTTCCTTGCAAGTGTGCAAGCAATCCCATATCTTTGTTCTTGCCTTTCATTGAGGCGTATTCTGCTGCATGCATACTTCCCATGATTAATCCTTAATCTCTAAAAGATTGGCGTTGAGTTTTTTGCATTCCTTGCAACATTCTACCTGCCATGCCTTTACCCGCTACACTGGCTCTTGCAATTTTTGTTTCTGGGCCAGCATCTCTTACTGCACCACTTGCATAAGATTTTGGCGAAACTCCAGAAGGAAATTGTTTAGGCTGTAGATTAGACACTATTACTTACCTGGGTTTACCTTATTTGGGTATTCAGAAGTTGCAAAACCATAACCATAAAATGGATGAAGTGATTGACGGTTGGCTTCAGTAGCAGATGACTCTGGACCTACTTCAGTATCAGGACGTACCTTGCGATACTTACCATCGGTTGCACCTTCATCAAGTGACTTGTTCATTGAACGAGATGAGTTAACGGCCATTATTTCTTCTTCCTGTTTGCCTCAATAACGGTTTCCACCGCTTGAGTCGATTGAGCATACTGTTCTTTGCGAGATGCTGGATACTCTCCTGTTGAAGAAGATATTAATCCACCTGTATCTCTGACTAAATTATGCACCCTTTGGCGTTCTTTAGCACTCTGAATGCGGGTCCTTCTACGGTCATTAAACATCATGACATTTTATCCTTTACTCTTTTTGCATTTTTTGCAACAGTACAACCCATGCAATGACCTCCGTTTGAAAGAAATTCTACAGGATTTATAATCATTCCACAGGTAGGGCAAGGGGCTGAACCATTGTAACGAGTGGCGTTATCGGCAAGTAATTTAGCCTGTAACTCCATAGTCATCATTCCGTCTCCGTCATTCATTAAAAACCTCTTCCACTTGCACATGTTTTGCAAACACGTCCTTGACCAGCATAATCCATAGCACCTTTTTTACCGCAAGATTCACATTTCCATTTTGGATTATCACCTTTAGAAACTTGTGATTTATTAACTAAACTCATGTATGAACCAGGAACACGCTTTGGGTCATTACCACGATCAGGAACTATAGTTGGCATTAGTTACTCCCTAGTGCGTTTCGTTCGGATGCTTGATAACCAGCAACACCGCCAGAGAACCAGGATACTCTTGGTTCAGAGTAATTTCTATCAATAGTAACTATGTCATCTATTCCAGGTTGAGTGCGATCACCATAACCATAGCGTTCTGGAAATAATTGAATCTGTGGAAGTGGTGGACGAACCATTTCTTGAATATCTTTTCCAGGTATGTTCATAACCATAAGAGCCTGTTGAGTTAAGCGTTCTTGGTTGGATGCCCATGGTCCTAGATAAGAGTACCTCTTGGCTACCTGATCAGGTTGTACAGGTGCACGCCAAGGCTTTGTATAATCATAAACGCCATCAAACTTTTGTGTCACCCTATTGCTCCTCTATGAGTTACCCATGATGTTGCCTGTACTTTATTTGGTACATCAACACCTAACTCGCCAGCAGCATGTTGATATGCGTGAACAAAGTGCTTATACCTACCCATTGAACTTAATCCTAAATCTTGTGACATAGTTCCTGTCTGTCGTGGAACCTTTAACTCTTCTAAATTCTTTGGCTTTCCTGAACCAGCAAAAGGTCTACCCATTGCAATGTCATATGCATGGCGATCAATTGTTACTGGCTCTTTATTACTTGGGTCATGGATGTTCTTAAAGAAACTAGTTACTTTATGTCCGCCTAGTACCTTCTCTGGCTCTTCTCCTGCGTGAATTCTTTTAGCCTTTTCAACATTTGCTGGAAGGAGGGCGCTCTTTACATCTCCAGTCTTTACTAACTCTTTTGCTTCTCTAACGTTTCTATCCCAATCGCTTAATGGGGATAATGCCGCAATAATTCCTGCGCCACGTTTTGTGTCGCCTCCACCAAGTTTAGTCGCTTCTTCATGGGCTTTTTCATACCACTGGTGTCCGCCCTCAACAAATGCTGGAGATGCTTCACGGTACTTTTTAATAACATTTTCTACATGATCTTTAAACTGTGCTTGGGCAATGTTTTGATCCCAACGACCATGAGGATTAACTCCAAAGTAGGCCATGTTATGCCCACGCAGGTCTTAAGTAAGCAAGCATTGCTTGACGTCTTGCGTTAATTTCTCCAGGTTGATCTGCAACAGTGTTTGCTTTTCCGTCATTTACTAGATGTGGGGCAGGAGTTAATTGTGTTTGTGGCGCACTTCGTGGCATCATGTAGGTAACAGCACCGTTTATGTTTACTAATTTTGCTTTCATTTGACGTTCAATGCCTGTCATTGGGTGTATCTGTTCTGGCCAGTAGTACATAGATGGCTCAATACGCTCACCTTTATGTACTCCTCTTTGATAAGCCTTTTGATTTACACGGTTCTTTACTGAGTCTAATAGTCTGTCATCTCTTCGAGATCGCATTGTTCCCAGATAACCATCTGGATATTCTGCTGATGGAATACGCCCAACACCCATGCGAGATGAATCCATTGCATCACGGGCTATAGGTGTTCCTGCACCACCCTGATTGTTATAACCATAAAGTCCACCGCCACCAAGTGATTGCCAGTTCTGTGATGCGGAAAAATTATTTACTCCACCAGCCATCACACACCTCTATTTCGGCGATTTTTTGCAATGGTTGCATATACTTCATTTACTGAAATCTTTTTACCTTTGTATGTAGAACCTCTACTTATTTGTGCTTGTTCTGCAAATTCTTGAGCCTTTGGTTTTGGCTCCATTCTTTCGTATTCTGCAGTTCTGTGTGCACTTGCTACAAATTCTGGGTTAGATTCAACACCAGGAACTTTACGACCAAAATAAACGTTTCCACCCTGTGGGCGTCGTACATCTGTGCCACCTAAATCATACCCAGCAATTTGTTTTTGTTTTACGCCAGCCGTACGTGCTGCTGGAAGTGTTGTGTGTTTTTCACTGATGTCTGAAAATATTTTATCTCCAGATTTCCAAGCACCTTGATAAACATCGCCTTTTGCTTTATTAACATGTTCTTCTTTAAAACTCTTTGCTTGCTCTGCAGTGTATGGAGATTGTGTAATCTTTTCAGCACCAGGAATTGAAACCATAATTCCAGGACTAATAGGTGACTCTCCAGTTTTAAAACTACGACTTGCTCCGCCTTGATTGGCTAACTCTGCAAACTGTTCGTTACTAAGCATTAGGATTTGTACCCCCACGAGATGCAGGGACTGTTGGAGACACAGAGGATGCGTCATCCCAATTAAATGTTGTGCCAGCGGTTTTTTTAGATAATGATAAAGGTCTATCTCCACCAAGACTTCTGTTTTTCCATGCGGTTGCTTGAGCAGCAGAGCCTGTTGTAGAAGCGCTAAGTGACAATGGCGGAGTTGCGTCTGGCGTTTGTGGCGCCAATGAACTGCCGAACTGTGAATTCGACAATGACATTTTAGTAGGAAGAACCCATTCCGCCCTGGAAGTTAGGATTCTGACGTCCAGATACTGAGGGGATAGTTCTTGCATTTGTCATAGTTGAACCTGAGCAAGGATCAATGCAAGGCATGGTTGCAGTAATTTTGTATGCAGCACCCTTACGCTCTGATGCTTCAGCATTTGCTACTAACACATTTTTTCTATTTGCTTTAGTTCCATACATTGGCTCTGCTGCTTGTGTATTTTTCTTTGGCATTAATTTACCAACAGAAGGTGTACCACTTACATTAGTAAATGTTGCATTTGCACCAGAAGGGGTGTATTGATCTTGGCTAATATCTTTTTTCATTTTATTACCTGCTGACTCTAGGTGGTTTGAAGGCATGCCCATACGACGGCGCATTGCATGTCCCATATCTGTCCAATTTGCCATGATGACTCCTTAATGTAGGTATAAGGATAGAACTAAATTAACTTGCTGTAATGGCGAATACAATGGCGGAAATTTCTCCGTCACGAGATTCAATAGTGGTAAATCCTGGTTTGCAAGTTAAATCTAGGCCCCTAGGAGCCACATATCCTCTAGATATAGCAATTGCTTTTACTGCTTGGTTTACTGCTCCAGCACCTACAGCACGTAGTTTTACCTCGTGTTTTTCATAAATAGCATGAGCGATTGCAGATGCAACACTTTGGGGATTTGAACTTGCACTAACTCTTAAAAAAGGTTCATCATTAGAAATAGTAACTTCAGGTGTAGTTGTCATGTTTGGTAGTCCTTTGAGTCGAATTTATGTACCGCTCCTAGAACATAGGGTAAGGCTAAAGTCTTGAGGCGTCTCTGTATTTAAAGTCCTTCATTTGTTCGGCAACTGCCTTCTCGACCTCATTATAGAAGTTTTTTCCTAAGAGCCTTGCAAGAGCGTAAGAGTCTGCAGCATTATCATCATTAAATTCTATGCCCCACCTTTTATATATCTGTAATAACATCTCTTGTTTTTTTGCATTTCCTTTACCTGCTGCAAATTTTTTAAGAGTCATAGGCGGAACCTTTAGGGGGTATTTTCTTGGGTCACCCTCATCAAAGTAATCAAAGATTGCTAGGCGAACTGTGGCTGATAACTCTCCAAGCACCAGAGCGGCATGGCTAGCAAGAACAGTTCCTTCCATGGCTATGTCTAAAATTTTATTATTGTTTTCCTCTAAATAATCAAAATGATCTATTAACCATTGCCTAATATCAGCAAGTCTTTCAATACCAAAATATGGGGACTTATAAACCCATGTAATATATTTTGTTGGATCTTCAAACTGTAAAGCAGTTAAAGCAAATCCAGTTAAAGACTGATCAATACCTAAAGTTACATCGCAGTCTTTTGGTAACTGACCATCAATCGCTTTGGTTGGCACGGCGGTTTCTTTCGTCTATTACCATTTGAACAGTTCCTAGATAGCCCGCCCCGTCAACTAGGTTGTCTCTTTTTTGTTGATGAATTTCACGACAAATTTTTACCCAAGCCATTGCCAATCCAACTTGCTCTTCAGTTATTTTGGCATTAAAAATAACTTCCCAGCCTTTAGCAATGCGATTAAAATTGTCTAACGGATGATCGTAAGACTTATTACGATCTCCAGTAATTAATCTTTGTGCCTCTTCTAGTATCGTTTCATTGTCCGAGTTCAATATAAATTCCTTTCACAAAATCATTGCTTGCTGGTTTTGCTACAGACTTTAAATATTTATAAGTATCTTGTATTGAACTTAATTTATTTGACGCCCACCAAGCAGACAAAGATGCTGTTGCAAATGATGTTCCGTATATATCTTTTTTTAACCCGTCCATTGTAGTTACAGTGTAGTTGTCTTTTAAATAAAAGTCTACTTTGCCCTGTGCATTACTGTAAGACTGGATAATTCCAGCAGAATTAACCGATCCTACAGAAACTGTTTCCCTCCAACATCCTGGAGAAAATACAGGTTTTTTATTTCCATCATTTCCTGCAGGTGTTATTACTGGGACATTTACTTTTTTTAAAGTTTGTATATCTTTTTTAAAAGTTGCAGACGCCCTGCAAGTGGAAAAGGTGTTACCTTGAGAAAGATTAACTACAGATATATTATATTTTTTTTGATTATTTACTATCCATTTTAAAGCCATGTCTATGTCTTCTAAATAGTAATTAGCAGGATTTCCTTTAGGATCTATACCTACAATTCTAATCATAATAATTTTGGCCGAAGGATTACTCTGTAGAATTGCCGAAACAACAACAGTTCCATGTCCTAATACTTTGTTTGTAGATATAGGAGTGTTAGCCGCTCCTACTCCTTCCATTCTTTGTTTACCGTTAGGGCAAGTAAATTCAGAAACAATGCATACTTCATAAACAAGGTTATCTTTAAACAAAGAAGTATTTATTCCACTATCAATCACTGCTATTGATGGAAGTGGCTCTGCTTGGGTTGGTGGTACTTGTACGTTGTTAAGCAACACCAACCCAATCAGAATTACTTTTTTATTCAATTAACCATCCAGCAAGCAAAACGTAAAATCTATTTAAGTATCTTTCAATTAATAAAAGTTTACCGTTAATGTTTGCTTCAAGTTGAGACCGTGTCTTAGGTGTGTCAAACATAGCCATTTCTTTTGTTAAACCTTCCGTTGCAGAAATGGTGGCAGAAGTATTTGCTAAAACTTTTGGATTAAAATTAATTTTTCCATTTACAAAACTATTTGAATCAAAAGTTACACTATTTGAATAAATAGTTGCGGTAAGCGTAGCAGTATCTACATTCTCAGTTTTAGTAACTGGAATTGGAATACTTGCTGATCCTTGAGTAAACACCTGTGCTTGTGCATCGTATTTAACTGGATTATCAACAGTACCCATATAACCGCCTTGATTTTGTCCAGTTACAGGATTTGCTGGTACTTGCAATACCAAAGAACATCCAGGACAACTTGTGTCATTTGGCATTCTTCCATTCCAAGAACCACCTGATCCACAAACAGATGTAGTACAAACAATGGTATTGACAACAGTACCTGTTGAATCAACAACTGCGTATGTTGCCTCTCCATTTGCATTTGCAGGTATTATTGAAACAGTTGTTAACACACCAACAGCAATTAATGTATTAATTATTTTTTTCATGTTATGAATGTATCCCTCCGTCCCCCTCGGGACTCGTTTGTTCTTCTTGTTATTTCCCTCGAAACTAAAGTGATGTCCCGTTCTTGATTAGAAAGCATCATCTCTAATATCTTGCGATAAGCATACCGTTCCTCATAGATATCCCCTAATTTTATAATCTCTGGATCAGTAGCAATTTGAGCCTTGGCTAGGCTAACAGTAGACCCCTTAGCCGCACTCCCCATCTTTGTGATAAGCATCACGTTTTCTTTCATATCTAAAGACCGTTGGGCATCACGCTCATTTAATTGAGCCTGAACTAACTGTGAAGCCAGGTAATCAGCCCAGCCAGTTAGTATGGTAAACATCTCTGCAAGTTGTTCACTACTCAAGGCTGTTATATCAGGAGGTAGAGTTGCTTGTTCGTATTGTGGCTTAGGGAGAGCAAGTCCCTTCTTCATTATCACATCTATTTCGCTCATGCTTTTCCAATCGAAATGCAATACTTGCAACCATCAGGGTTTACATTACAGTCAGGTGAAACACCTGCCTCAACTGCGTCTATTACCTTCTGTGCAGCCTTAAATATTCTTTCAACAACGTAGTAATCAGACTTAATTGTGAACTCTTTATAATCTTGATCTGCTTTTAATTCATAGATAAATACAATTTCATTTGGAGCATCATCGCCAAATTGTCTTTTGGCTAACTCTAAGTACATCTGACCTTGAAGTAAGTGAGTTCTAAATGGGCGACGGATATTCTTCCAAGCCTTTGTAAGATCTCCATCTGCATCATAGAGTAACTCTGGTGCTTCAAACCTAAGAGTTCCTGCACCGATAGATTTAATTTCTATAAGGCAGTCATCTCCAAGACCCTTGACCCAACCATCTGCATGGCCATGAATACGTAGTGGCTCATGTACTAATGGAACCTCCTTGTATTCAAAGACAGAGGTGCCAGAATTTACTTCAGAACTGACTCCCCACTCAGATAGATCGTCTGTTTCACAGTGCCATTTTCCATATAGCACTCCCATATCTGCTAATCGGTTCTGCCATTTAGCATGAATATAGTGACCTTCATCAAAAATGTTTTGAAGTCTAAGATTAGGCTTTTCTTTCTTTGCCTTACCACCGTTTAATAAGTAGTAGGCATACTTGTGGCACCAATCAGCCTTAATGATCTCTGATGGGTGAAGTACATCAGTACGTCGGTCTGACTCTGGCTGCCTCATTAGGTGACGTTCTATCTCACCTATTAATCTAGTATCAGCCTTCTTTGTATCAAAGAATTTCTGTAACTCTGTCTTAGGAGTTGCCATTAGTATTCCTTATCTGTACTGAAAATAAAATCTTTTAGGGACATTTTCTTTTTGTATTTCTTTTGCCACTTACGCATTAAGGCATTGCGTTCTCTGTGGCTTAATCCACCCCAGATTCCATGAGGCTCATCTCTCTTGACTGCGTCCCACAAACATTCGGCACGTACTGGACAATGGTTTTTTCCTGTCTCACCAAAACAAAATGCTTTGGCCTTATCAGCAATGTCTTTGTACTGCTCTTTATCACGAGGAGGGTAGAAGATGTCGGTGTCTTGTCCCGAACACTTTGCTTTGTATCTCCAGGCATACTCTGGTTCGTCCATGTATTAGGCATCCTTGACTTTCTCTAGCATTTCAATGAAGTCGTCTTCAAGAAGAACCACGTAGTTCTCCCCGTCTAGATGGATACCAAGTACTGGCATTCTTCCTTCTAGAATTGCCTCTCTTACTATTTTCTTTAAGACAAGAGACTTTATCGTAGTCTGTTTTTTACCAGTCCACTTATGTTCAATCAGCAGGTCGGCTGATCTTACGTCGCCTTTTCTTGACCAAAATGCCCCAGAGGCTGCGTTACGAGAACCACTAACTTTTTTAGCAATTCTTTTCTCGTGCTTCTGAGATTCTTTTTGTCCTTTAGTCTTCAAGTTCTATCTTGCCATTCTCGTAGCCCTCCAGCAGACGAGGTACAATATAGAAAAGTGTTTCCCTCCAGAAGCAAGGAGAGCAACCACAAAACGGTTCTCCTGAAAGAGTCTCTGTAATTTCATCATCTCCTCCTTCCCATATTGCTTCAAAAAGCATATCAGTATAAATTTCAACGCCTTTTTCTAATTCATGTGCCCATGCTTGATCATTAACTATAAACTTTTTATTTTCAATCATCGTTAGAATCTCCAGCCATCGGTACATCGGAGGAACTAAGTACAATTTTTTGTAGTTCTTCCTTGAGGTCAATTTCGCTACGAATACTGTCAATGACTGGTTCAATTCCTTGCCATTTTCTTTCTCCATAGTAATACCATCCACCTTTACGATCTATTATTCCTTTTACCACTGCCAATGCCACAATTTCTTTTGCAAAATCATACTCTCCAGGTAAGCACGGTCCACCTTCTGCAAAGAAAAAATCAAAGTATGCAACCCGTTGTGGTGGTGCAGTTTTGTTTTTTAATGTACGAACCTTTATTCTTTGTCCAATACGAACCTTATTTCCACTGGGTCCAACTTCAATCCACTCATCTCTACGAATCTCACAACGAGTAAAGAAAGCATAGTTTTTTCCTTCTCCTCCTGGAGTTGTTCTTGGATCGCCATGCATTACGCCAATTTTCATTCGGTATTGATTTATGATTAATCCTAAAACAGGACGCTCATCTTCTACAAGACTTCTTTTAATTGCAGAACCAACGACACGAAAGAATTTGTTAGTAAGCAATGCCCCCCTACCAACAGTCATCTCATTCATATCTTTTTCCATTTCAGGAGCAGGAGACAAGGCTGGCAAAGAATCTATAACAATTGCATCTACAGACTTTGATTCGGCAAATTCAATTACTGCTTGATAAGCCTCCTCCATTACATTTGTTTCAATTACAATAACTCTTTTAGTATCTACTCCACACATTTCTGCATATTCGGGAACCCATTGCTCGGCTGCTACCCACACAGTTGTGTGATCAGGATTTAGTCTTTGATTTGCAGCAATGGTTTTTAAAGCAACAGCAGTTTTTCCATGAGATGGTTCACCAATTAATTCGTTCCATTGGTTTCCTGGAAACCCTCCTCCAAGAACGTAATCTAAAGTAGTTGATCCTGAAGTAATTCGGGGTACTAGGTCGCTACGAATGTCTGATGCAATTACAACTACGTTATTGCCAAATTTTTTATTTAATTGAGCAACTATCTTTTTTGCTTCGTCATTCATTACTCTATTCTCCCAATAATTCCTTGTGGATTCCAATTACTTTGAGTGTCATTACCTAGAGAAGACTTTATATTTCCTTCTACTTTTGCACCAGTTAGTGAACCAAATTTACTTCCTGATTGTTGTAGAGGATATCCACAGTCGTAGCATCTTGGAGCAGCGTTTTGAACAGCCATATAATTATTACTATTGCAGTCAGGACACAGTTGAGTTTGACCCGTGCTTCCAATACGAATATTTGGTTGTTGAGGTTGTTGAGGTTGTGGTGGAACATAGGGTGTCATCGGTTGTTGTGACGGTGGCATGGGAATATCTGCGGGACGTGTTTGAGGAACTTGAGGTTGTGCTCCAAGTTGTTTAGCCCACCAGTCAGAGTTACTCATTTTGCTTCTCCCCATTTATCTACTATTTTTACATCCGCAATTAACGGGACCGTAATTGCTGGAATGTTTACGCCTTCCATTGATTCTCTAATCGCCTCTGCTACTGAGTCGGCTAGATCTTCACGAGCAACTGTAACAAGTTCATCGTGCACGGTCAAAATTACATTGGCTCCTGGCTCTGTTACAAAACAAGAATGCGCCCTTATAATGGCTAATTTCATTAAATCTGCTGCAGATCCTTGAATTACTGTATTAAATGCTTGTCTTTCTGCTCTTGATCTAAGGCCAGGATCTTTGCTTTTTAAATCAGGAAGGTATCTTCTACGTCCCAAAACAGTGGGGACATACGGCACTGGAGTTTTTGCTAAAGATTGACGTATAACTCTGGCTCTATATTTAGATATATCATTAAACTTTTCAGTAAATCTATTTAATAAATTTTTTGCATCAGTAACGGTACACCCAATGCTTGCGGCAATCTTATCTGGCCCAACTCCATAAGCAATAGAAAGCACTAAAACTTTTCCTGCTTTGCGATCTACCCCCATTGTATTACCAATTGTTGTGTAAATGTCCTCTCCATCTAAATAATTTTTCATCATAATCGGATCTTTAGAAAAAGAAGCAATGATTCTAGGTTCAATTTGCGAATAGTCTGCAACTATTAACTTGTGTCCAGGAGGTGCTACAAAAAGATTTCGTATAAGTTTTCCGTACTGACCTCCACTAGGAATGTTTTGAAGATTTGGATCGCTACTAGAAAATCTTCCTGTTTCTGCTCCATGGGCTTTAAAGTTTGTGTGTACTCTTCCGTCAATTAACAAACTTTTTTTATCAAAGATTTTTTCTTTACCCATAGTAGTTCGAGTAACTTCGCCACCTAGATAAGGCATAACGTATGTAGTCATTAATTTATTTAAATCTTGATACTCAAGAATGGCATCTACTAAATCATCTTTAGCCCTATAGAATTCTAATGCATCGGAAGAAACAGAGTAATGATAGATAGTTAAATTTGCTGGATCAGTTGCTGCAACTGCTTGACCTCGTGCTGTTAAGGCTACTTTTACACGTAAGTTAGGCTTAATACCACGACCTTCTGGTGCGGGTGAAAACAATAACTCTTGTTTTTCTTTTACAGAATTCATTGCAAAAGGTTTACCCGTTAATTTCCAGGCTTTAGCCCTTGCTAAATCAATGTCTATTTCAAGCCTTGCTTTTAATGCAGTAAGTTCTTTAACGTCAATAGTGGCTCCAGTTAATTCCATATCACATAACGCAGGAATTAAGGCCATCTCTAAATCCCAGACGTCTTTTAATCCATTCTGTAATTTTGGAGAAAAAGTTTTATACAAATTCCAAGTAACTTCTGCGTCAATTCCTGCATACTTTGCAACAGTAGAAAAAGCGTGTGCCTCAACTTCAGCCCCCACTCCTTTTTCTACCTTTAAACTTAGTTCTCTTTCTGCACAGGCTGCAAGGCCAAGTCCAATTCTATTTCGATTGTCTATAATAAATGCAGCCATTAATGTATCAAAAAATGGTTTAGAAGGAACTACTCCTCGGTAATATTTTGCAACTGATTTTAAATCAAACTTAATATTGTGACCAATTTTTAATTTATTACTAAAGAATAATGGTTTTAATTCTTTAAAAACTTCTCCAGGCAACAATTGCTCGGGAGGTAAACCAAAAACTGCTTTCCATTTTGCTTGATTTTTAGAATAGTCTGCCTCAGTTAAAGGTTTATTAGCAGCAAGTTTTCTTTGTCCACTTAACAACAACTCTTTGTCCCAATTTAAAAACTCTCCATTTGGATGACCCATAGGAATAACATCTACTCTTCCTTCTGTTGCTAAAGATATCCAAAGAACATCATTAACTACAGGCTGGAGCCTATTGTCGCCAACTGTTTCAACATCAAATGCAAAAGCATCAACATTAGAATAAAATTCTACAAGGTCTTTTAACTGTTCTTTATTAGTAATAATATTCATAACTTCCCTCATTTATAAGTTAAGTGGAGGAGCCTGAAAACGGAAATAAACAGGCTCCACCACAATGGAGTCTTGGTTAAACCAAGGAACGAGCAATCTTTAACATTTCGGAGCGAGGGGTCTCTCGAATTACGTCGGCTGTATATGGGACAGCCCTTGCTACTAGTTCTTGAACCTCATCGAGATTCAAACTCCATTCCTCTGCTAGGTCACGACCACGAACAAACTCCATAGTGTAGTTTGTTGTAGGCCCTGTACCCATGCGAGAAATTTCCCAGAACTCTTTTGACAGAGGTCCTTTGCGCTCATCTTCATGAGAC